ATGAAACTACCAAAACCAATCCAGCGCGGTCAAAGCTGGCGTATCACCGTTACTTATGAAAAGCAAAGATACTCAGCTACACGCGACTCTGCTAAAGAATGCGAACAATGGGCGGCTTTAAAGCTGCTTGAACTTAAGACTGGAAAAGCCAAAATTGAAAAGGGCATTAAGCCCACATTTCCATTTCGCCAGCTTTGTGAGAAATATTTTGCAGAACATGGATTCAAGTTGAAATCAAACTATGTCATAAGAAATAAGCTAGACAACATCAATCATATTCTTGGCGACCTTGCTGACAAATCAATTTACGATATCAAGCCTAATGATATTGTGGGGTGGCGCAATAAGCGTGTACTCGAAGTAAAGAGCAGCACAGCCTTACGTGAACACGCCATGTTTGCGGCGATAGTGAGCTACGCTATAAAAGAGTTATTTTTACTTGAAACAAATGTCTGGCATGTGGTGGCGAAGCCAAATAAAGGCAAGGCACGGAATCAAAGAATCACACCTGATGATCAGGCTGCCATCTTTTCTCGTTCAAAATGGGATAATGAAACTCCACCAAAAAACATGCAAAACTATGTTGGTTGGTCGCTATTGTTTGCATTAGAAACCGCAATGCGGCAAGGCGAAATACTATCAATGCGCAGGCGCGATATTAGGGATGGTTTTGTTCACCTCCCAATGACAAAAAATGGTGAGTCGCGCAATGTTCCATTATCTAAAGAAGCAAAGCGCTTTTTATCTTTAATCCCGCCAGAAAATGATATTTTAGTGCCTGTCAAGGTTAAGACTTTTAAGCGAACGTGGATACGAATGCGTGATGAGGCGGGGCTTAGTCATATCAATTTTCACGACACACGACACGAAGCTATCACAAGAATGGTTAAGGTCCGTAAATTACCAGTCGAGGTATTGGCAAAAATCACTGGGCATAAAACAATTGGGATATTAATTAACACTTACTACAACCCAGATGCCCAAGACTTAGTGGAAATGTTCAACAGTAGTGAGAGCTAATTAGCTCTCGGTCTACCTTTTTTAGCTTTAGCTGTTAGAAGTTCATGTGCAAGGTAAGGATTATACAAACACTTGCCAACAGTACCTTGATTGATAGATGCTAATTTTTGTCGAATTGCTGGAACTGACATGTTGTATTTCTCAGCTAATTGTGATGCTGACACAAGCTCAACATCCATGGTTTTCATTTCTTTTACAACCGCCCCACCAATGATTTGCCCAAGCATAAGGTTTGGTGGTGTATCAGATTCAAGTATTACAGCGTATTTAAATGCTCCCACATCAACCTCCTTCAGCTTCTTCAACAACACTTACAGAATCTGACTTTCTTATAAATGCGGTCATCAAAAATAGAATTACAAAATAAACATCTGAAATATCTTCTATATTCATCTTGAGTGAATAACCATCTCGCGCATAAATTTCTACATATGGCTTCTTTTCACTCATCTCCATCTCCTTGCTCACCCCAAAACTTGTCCTTACATTCGTTTGCTGCAATTTCAGCTTCTAGTTCGCTGTCAAATAATCTCCATTCAACAAAGCCTTCATCCACAAAGACTTTTGCTGCATACTGAGTGGGTAAGTCAAAATAATCTCGACGTTTAACTTCACAAACCTCACCGATATCCAATTCAGATAAAAAACAATCTGGCTCATCAAGGTAGATACACTCACTATCATCAAAGTAGTAGTTACCGATTTCTGATTTCGGCACCATCACAAACTCGGCACTTTCAACCTTTGCCAACTTCGCTTTGAGTGCTTCGATTTCTTCATTTTCTCGTTCTGCACGTTTGAGCCACATATCCCATGCAAGATTTAATTTATCTGGCCAGTATTTACCATTTGAATCCTTTCCAAAAGATGCCCAACCACTAGAAGCTTGAAATGCACATTTTTCAAAATCCTTTCTTTCCTGTTCTAAATCAATCATCACGCCACCTCACTTTCTTCACGAATTTCACGCGCAAAGATGGTATAAGCATCATCTTCACCAAACCCAATATCAATTAAGAAAAACCCGTGTGGAGCAATCGGATCCCACTTTGTTATATCGGCACCATCCATCATGTTTTCCCGCTCATCTTCAGAAACACTTGACTCCAACCAAAGTGTGACGGTTTCGATATTGAAAAATTGCTTTAATTTTGCCCATTCTTGCTCTGTGAAATAATCCGCCTCACTTACCAATGAATTAATGTAATTCAAGTATTCAGGATGAATCCAGCAACCCATCTCATCACGTACAATTTCAGCAGGTTTTAATTGATTAACTTCCATCACGCCACCATCCTATAAATTCGTCTAACTTCAGTATTGAGATCGTCCATAAACTTGCGACCATCTCTAAACCACAACTTAAGCATTAACTGGTAACGCTCTTGCGCTTCTTTATTCATCTCACCCTTGTGACTTATAAAGAGTGATTTTTGATTCTTACGGCTTAATTGAAGGCCTTTGCTTGTGCCCTTAACTGCAAATCCAACATTGCAGTTAAAGACAAGGAATTTATCTAAGAGCTGTTCTGGTAGGATCATCACGGCAGATCCTCAATAAATGCTGGCTGAAATTTATTTATCTGTGCGCGACGTTTTTTAACTTCATCCATTAATGCTTTTTGAATAAGTTGATCACGTCCAGAGACTTCTAATTCCAAAGCATCTAACTCAGTTAAATCGGAAGCGTTTTGAATGCGGACCAATAAGGACGGAGGTTCTTTAATTTCCGGCTGAAGTAATTCAGAAAGTCGACGGCTTACTGCAGCGTGTAGTGGGGCAGTCTGTTCCTGTGTCCAGCCTTTTGTATGTTGAAAAACAGAGTTTGCTTCAGCAGGTGATTGAGCTTTTGATGCGCGGTCAATCAGGTCGTTCAGTAGCTCTAGGTGATTGCCTACCAGGTTGTTGTTAATGGGATCAGCAAGTAGACTGTCTTCAGCTGTGGATATAGGACCTTGCTCAATAATAGTAATGCCTGTGTGATTTTTATTTTTTTCAATTGATTCAGTTTTCACAAATTGGGATGATTTTGCTTTACGCGCATTTTCAACCAAGTCCAACTGGTCTTCGTTAAATTGATACTCATCCAGATTATGCAAAACCGCCTCGATTTCACTATTGGAATCACAAACATTAATTGCATCAATAACTAACTGACACTGGTCATCTTTGGTCACAGTAAATGTTTTTTCTTGATCTGATTTATCCAGAGTTTCTTTTACTTCATCATCAATGGCTGTGATTTTTGCCTCAGGTTCTTTTTTCCGTTTAGTCTTCTTAGCCTCATTGCCAAGACGTGTAACACTGATCTCGCCATTTAATTCATGGCCAAGTGCTTTTGATATAGCTTTTAATTGAAGCTTGGCATTCTCAGCATCTTGTTGTACGAAACCACTATTGATAGATTCAACAAGCGCAGCAGTTTTGAAGTTCATGACATAGATTGATGGAGCATATGTGCAGATAACATAAACCTCTTGGCCATCTTGATATTCATCAAGCTTGAGAGGCTTGGTAAATGAGATACCAGCCAGTTCCATCATTTCCAATTTGATGCAGAATTCATAATGCGGCATTGCAAAAACAGTAGCCGGCATATGATCGAGCGGACTAAAGTCTTTATCACCAGGCAAAGTTCCGTCACCAGCGTATCTACAAAGAACAGTTTTGCCATTTTGAAGGGCATTAAAAGCTTCTTGAACATTTAAAATACAAGTCATCTTCTTATCCTTTTAATATGGTTAATGCTTTTTTAAGGCTTAAATCTAAATCCGATTGATTAAGCAGCCAATCACGATAATCACGAGGCAAGTCTTTAACTGGTGTGCCTTTATGCTTACCAAAGCGTATTTTTTGGAATGTGTGAGATTGCTCAGACATCAAATACAAAGAATTCATGTCTTTAATACCAAGTTCTTTACATAAAGCTTTCAGCACAACCGCAGTAAGCAAAATATCTTGCTTGGCATTGTGAGCATTACGAATGCTTTGTTTGGCTTTCTCAGAACCATTGGTCAGCATGTAAATCAAAGCTGAAATGTTATGCGCTTCATCTGGCCAGACCATGCGAGACAAGGCTAATGTGCAAATCGGCTTAGCATTAAAATCTTTATGTGCTAATCGAACTGCATTAATGTCATAGTCAATATTGTGGCCAATAATGTATTCACACTCTGGTGCACGAAACGTTTCATAACTTGGCTTGCCCGCAATATCACTTTCAAGAATGTGATGAACTGCCATGGCGCCAAAAGCGATTGGTTCTGGACAAGAAAAATACTCGTCATAAACCGAGTCTTTATCGACAGCCAAAAGACCATCGATAAACGAGCAGGGAACATAGGCAATCTCAATCGGATAGCCTTTCATGTCATGAGTTTCGGTGTCTAAAATGATTGCGCTCATGCATGCATTCCTTGTTTTGCCAAATCATCAATATCTTTTTGAACCGCGGTTAATTTAGACACTTCAATTTGCATGAGCGAGTCAATCCCCAAGTGTTCACATACAGTACGAGTATCCAGACCACGTTCAGCAATGAAATCTTGAAGCTGGTCGCGCTGTTGATCGTTGATACCTGTGTATTCTGGTGGATTCATCCAACGATTACTTTCCATATTGAATGAGCATTTCAATTTTTCAGCCTGTGCTTTTAAAGCTTGTCGCATGCTTTGGTAGTACATATGCTCTTTATCAAGGGATTCTGTTAGCTGATTCAAATCCCCGGCATGTTCAGCTTCTACACAGCTTTGTTTCCAATTCTCTAATTCTTCCACAGCTTTTGCTGTAGCCAATTGAGATGGTGTAAGTGTATTGATATGTGCTTTTGCTTGGGCAATAAGATCAGCTAAAAATGAAGGATTAGTTTTTAAGTCTGGCACCCAAACTTCGCCAGTTTCTCCACCCAATGCACCTGAGTTTTTGGCGTGATGGGTAGGTGATGGTTTAAAGCTGATCACGCGAGCATTTTTACCTTCGCCGGTTGTGACAGTGGTCAAATAACCCATGATGTCGGCAATACGATAAAGCTCATTACGGTTTTTACCACCTAGATCCGGACGGTAGATAATCTGGTCGCCGTTTTGATCTTCCGAAGCGTGGGCAATGAATACGACATCTTTACCGAGGCTTGTAAGTGAGTTCACATACTGCTTAAAGATCTGGTTTGCCAATCCCTGAGCTTTAAGCTTTAGAGATCCATCTTTTTGGCGGTTGTTCGCCGTTGTAAGCAGATGGGTTTTAATGCTTTCAAGCATTGCGCCTACTGTATCAATCACTACAGTATTAAAAGGTGCCAAGTCTTGTGGAGTAAGGTCCGCAACATCTTTCCAGTTCTGAACAGGAACCACTGCACCGCGGCGAAGCTCGCCAGTTCGATGTGCACCTTTGTCAAAGTCGAATGAAATTGCTTTGTCACCAGTAAAACCAATAGAAGTTTTACCAAGACCTGGATCGGCATACAAATAAGTGATGATTGCGCTGACTTGTAACGACTGGTCTGCTGTAATAATAGGTAGAGCCATTTGATAACCCCTTAATTATATTTAGCATTGTTATAAGCAATGCGTTGGTTTGCTGAATAACGGTCACGTCTAAAACATGGATCGCCAAACATGATTGCAACTGCTTTTTTGTGCTGAAAACCTACTTCATGTCGCAAATTACGCATGATCCATGGTTTGGCTTGAAGCGTGTCAGGGCTTACAGATGTTCCTCCGTTTTCACCTTCGATACGAACATCTTTGAACTGATAATCAGTTGAAAAAACTTGAGGACCAAGGCGAACGTGATAACGACCGTTGTCATCGCGAGTGATGAATTCGCGGAAAGTGGTGGAGTATTGTTTTTGCATTAGACAGCCTCCCCGACACCCAAGCGAACCTTCGTCAATTCAATAACTAATTGGTACTCTTGATGAAATTGGCCAGTGTGGCGCTCATTTACAGCATCAACAAATTGCTCTAATGTTCCGTTAAAGCAGCCACGATTCACCGAAACACCACCATCTTTATTTTTAAATGCGGTATATGTGCCGTTTTCGCTACCAATGATTGACATCCAGAAGATGTCGCGTCGTTGCTCAACCCGAGCGTCGCCAGAAACCCGAGCGTCGCCAGAAACCCGAGCGTCGCCAGAAACCCGAGCGTTGCCAGAAACCCGAGCGTCGCCAGAAACCCGAGCGTTGCCAGAAACCCGAGCGTTGCCATAAACCTGAGCGTCGCCATAAACCCAAGCGTTGCCATAAACCCAAGCGTCGCCAGAAACCCGAGCGTTGCCAGAAACCCGAGCGTTGCCATAAACCTGAGCGTCGCCATAAACCCAAGCGTTGCCATAAACCCAAGCGTCGCCAGAAACCTGAGAAAGGTTATCTTCTGATTCGATATATCCACCAAGCTCACCAGCTGCAACTAATGAACCAATTGCAACCAAAGCGCGGATACGTTTAAGGGCGTGACCATCCCATGTGGTAACAGTGTCATTATCGAGAAGTTCGTATTTTTTATTTTGCATCACACACCCCCAGCCAAATTATTTTTTTCAATATAATCAGCCACAAGGTTTTTGATGTTGATGACATCATCACGAGTTGTGAAATCGTTGTACTCGTGGCCGTTGATAGAGGTGATTTGGTCTATCGCCAAATTAGTAATTTCAATTACTTCATGCTCAGAACCGATTACGCCGTAGTTTTCTTCGTGCGCTTTGAAATCGAAACTGGTGTAAACATAGAAGCCGTCAAGTTTTAAAACGGCTTTGCCAGAAGTTGGACCATTGATTTTAATTGCAGAAACGCCATATTCAGATGGTTTGGTAATAGGGTAGGTTGCGACTTGGGTAGGTTTTTCAGAAACCAGGGCGCATGCGCCTGTTAAGCCAAAGATTAGGGCAGAACCCAATGCCCAACGCTTTAAGCGCGACAGAACTATGTACGCCGTATTGTGCTTCAATGTGTTTTGTTCCATAATGAACTCCATCGTATGAAAAGCCCCTTTGCCGTCCAAAGTTCAGGGGCTTTTTGTTGTCTTGATGAGATAAAATATACCCACTAGGTAAATATAAGTAAATACCTTTGAGGTAAAATATTTAAAATAATTTTTACTTGTTTGGTAAATTATTATTTAATAGACAAAAGAAAACCCGCATAGGGCGGGTTAGATGGAGTTTTTTATTCTAAATTGCTAAAAATCTACTGAGCGGTTGTACTTTTGCATATTCAGAAAGGATTGTTTGCTCGGTTTTATATTTATCACTTTCCAGATCATCAATGATGATATTGAACTGCACATCTTGATTGAGGTGTTTTGTGTCAATCATCTTTCTAAGTTGAGTATTTGTTTTGTTCTTATCTGCCTGCATGTAATCAATAAAGGTGTTCAAGTGAGAAAAGTTGAATTTATATTTCTCACCTGATCTACCCACCAACTTTGGGCTTACCTCAATTGAATTAAACCTGCGTTCAAGTGCAATCCTGATTGAATCGAGAATTTCATCAATAGCTCTATGGGATTTAGACTTATACTGAAAACAGATGAGTTTATTCAGCACTTCTGTATATTCCAAAACAGTAAAATCAAGCCGTTCAATACTTGCCTCAGCCATCATGCAACCAGATTTGACAAACACAGATGTGTCTTTGCTAAACTGCTTTACCTTTTCAATTGCATCAAAATCAATAGCACTTACGGATTCATCAAAATGACGAATATTTAAACCATAATCATTAAGAATAATCTCATCACGAGTACCTTTGTGGGCATAAACAATAGCAGGAGATCCGTTAGGAAAAACTAAAGGCAAGGTAAACCCACAAGAATTATCACGATCAGATATCTTCTGCATAAAGGCATTCAAGACTGTATCAGAAAGAAGCGAAATCATAATAGTAACTCCCCCGCAAGAGGTGCCATTATATCACTCGAATCAATTCGTAAATTAATGTTTTTTGCAAATAGATTAAACCACATTTCCCATTCCTCAATTTCATAATCAAATGGAACACGGTAGGCATCAGACAAGCAATGTGCGTGTGGGCCATAAAAAACTTGCTTACTTTTCTTGTCTACATGAGAGCGCTGATGTTTTGGGTAGACGCACAAATCATAAATCCATTCCAATCGTCCATTCACATTTTTAATTAATCCAAAACTGTGCTTCATGGTATCTGGAGCAATATTTGTTCTTAAATATAAACTTAAACCCACAATGTTCTCATGGGTCTCACAATGATAAACTGGTGCACCAGAAAACTGATAAAGAGATATCTTTCTTAAATCTCTAGCCATTACTATGGGCATGTCAAAATACTTGGGAGAATCTAGAATCTCCTGACCATGTTCGTTGCAAATAAAGTTTCTATTGCCGCCCATTCAATATCCTTCCCGCCAATGTTGTACCAGGTTTAGCTTTATGCGTTTGAATACTTCTCTAAAAACTCATCGATCCAGCCTTGCGCCGCCTCAAGATTTGTTATGTCAGCCAACTTTAGATTAGTACCTTCAGCTTCATTAAATCCCTCAATGATGGCTTCAAAGATGTTTGCTTCAGCTATGACTTCACGTGCCATTTCTGCCGCATCATAACTTTGCTTAGCTTTTTTAAGTCCTGCGATTTGCTTATCAATCGCTTCACCTATTTTTAATAATGCAGCTTTAAATTCTTGTTTATTGATAGATAAGGAGGTTTTAGATTTGTTTAGTGTTGCGATCATGATTTATTCCTATACGAATTACTTTAATCATTGGGATTCAAGTAAGAATTTGGATGATCTTGCTTATGTTGGCTCGGAGGGACAATGTCCGTGATAGCTATGATGCTTTCCACATCATCCATTTCAAAAGATAGACGCTCGCCACCATTGACAGCAAGTAGACTCAACACACCGCCATTTATTCCCACAAACTCTTTAATTGTGCAGCGCCCATCCTTTAAACAAACGTGAACAAATTCTGTTGGAACTGGTTCGGCATCTGGATCGCATACTACAAACCAACCATTACGAATTGCCGGAAACATTGAATCCCCGGTGCCACGAACTCCAAATGCTCTTGGCCCAGCACTGTGAGTAGGAATGTATCCATCACCACCGTTACCTTCGTAGCCCATATCTGTAAAATAGCCATCCATGCCCATTTTGGAATAAGCCTTAACTGGCACCCATCGCTTATTTAAAACAATCGGTTTTTCAATAATTTTAGAAAAAAGAACAGCATCTTCGTTGTCGGGTATGTTGTATCTCTTCTTAAATGCCTCGATATCCAAATTATTTAATAAAATTTTATCATCTTTAAAGTGTTGGTTTGACTGATCCAAGTAACCCTTTGGTTTATTGAATGCGGCTTCGATCTTCTCAGCAGTATCGTCACCAATATTCTTTGTAGGATTTTTTCCTAAATATTGGCTCAATAAGCTGTAAGACATATCGATTTTTTCAGCAAACTCTTTGCGCTTTAGCCCCGATTCATCCATTAACTTTTTAGCATTTAAAAATCTAATTTCATGGATCGTTTTTAAATCAGCCATTTTCAGAACACCTTTATCTCAGATTACAAAAATACCTGACAGGTAGAAAAAATAAATACCCTGATAGGTTGAATTAAATTTACCTTGAGGGTATATTTATTATTAATTTACCTTCAAGGTGTACTTATGGTTACCCTTTACGATTTTTGGCGAGGCCTAACAAAAGCTGAGCGAGTTAAGTTTTGTGAAGCTACTCAAATCTCATATCGCTACATGGAGAATCATTTAATCCATGGAAGAAAAAAACCAAGCATGGAAACAATCCAGAAAATTGTTGATGCAAGTGACCAAAAACTAACTCACAAAAGTATTTTTGAATTCTTTTTGAGGAAGTCTGTAGCTAGCTAAGGATTGTTTCTAAGTATTAGGGGTTTTCTAAAGAAAATAAATGTGAAAGAAAACAAGGATTTCACAATGAATGAATTGAGATTAAGTAAAGAAGCTCAGACTGCACTTTTCCAGATGATTCATAACTCGGAAAACTGTGAGCCTAAAGACATTGCCATGGCAATTGGCGATTCTCACAACATGGTTTGTAACTATGCAAATCAGAATATGCCGAATCATTTGCCAAATATTCGCAAGCTCGAAGCAATGATGATGTACACGCGCAATCCCGCCATTTTAAAAGTCTGGGCGCATCAATTGGGTTTTGCATTGGTACCAGTGGACTGCGACAACTCAAAACATCATGAGCTATCAATTTTTGAAGCGATGATGATGCACAACATTAAGAGTGGCAAAGCTAACAAGGTTGTATTTGATGCTTATGAAGATGGTGTGGTCACAGCTCAGGAATATGAAGAAATCCATCAGATTGCAAATAACTTGATTGAGTTAATTAAGGCAGTGGACAGCGCTGCATACAAGCACATGCAGAAATATTTATCGGCTTTAGACAAAGAAAAAGCCTGATCTCGTACATCAGGCTTTAGGCATTCATAAACTTACAAAGGTAATGAACATGACAAATTTAACAGATCAGCAACTTGAAGACAATCGGGAATTTTTAGTGGGTGATGCGGTGGTCGTAAACCCTCCAAATACCACTGATGAGTTGCTGGAAATTATTGAGCATAAATACACGAATGATTTGCTTAGAGCACGAATTGTAAGTTCTGGTGCATGCGGTCCAATTCATAAGAGCGACATTCGCCACGCCACAGTCGCAGAACTCAACGCAAAACGCCGTCTTACAGATGCTGAAATGGCATTAGGGGAGGTTTCATGAAAAACCATCCCACCTTACAACAATTGCTTGATAAGCGTAGAACAGAGCTTGGTATTAAGCAGCTACGAAGCACTTATGCGGAATCAGTAAAAGTAGATTTTGTTGCTGTTCTTGAGCGCCATTTCTCAAAAATAAGCGGGAGGGATGCGGCGTGAGCACAAACATCCCAATCATAAGGGTGATCGAGGCAATGAATGACCAGCCAATAGCATTCAATAAACACTATGTGTTCATAGGTTGTGGAATCAATGGTGCACTAATGCTTTCACAATTGGTCTACTGGACATCACGTACCAAAAATAGCGATGGCTGGATTTATAAAACACATCATGACTGGACACTTGAAACGGGAATGACTCGGCGCGAACAAGAAACCGCACGTAAGACACTAAAAAGCTTAGGTTTTCTGTCTGAAAAGAAAGAGGGTGTTCCGCGTCGAGTTTACTTTAAAGTTGAGCGTGAAAATTTATACAAAGCTTTGATTGAATACTCTGAAAGCATTGATATTAATAGTATGCACAATTCCGCCATACTGAATGCACAAAACGTACATACTGAATGCACAGAAACGCCAGACTGTATGCACAATTCCGCCATACTGAATGCACAAATCAGCCCATCTAATACAGAGAATACATACAGAGAATACACAGAGAATACTTCAGATATTATTTGTGCTGAAAATGCACCTCAAAAAACAAAATTCAAAGCAAAAGAATTTTTATTGAATAACGGTGTTTCTGAACAAACTGCATCTGAGTACATCGATCTTCGCAACAAGAAGAAAAAACCAATTACTCAACGTGCATTAGAACTTGTTTTCAAACAAGCGCAGGAAGCAAAGCTTAGCAATGAGCGTGTATTCCAAATCATTGTTGTACGAGGTTGGGAGTCTTTTAAAGCTTCTTGGAATTGGCAGGAAACCGCCAGTGAATTAACAGCGCTTGAACAGCCACAAGCTAAGCAAGTAATCCATGCTGAGCAACAACCACAACCTCAATTCAAAGGTGTGGCTAAGAAATTCAAAGGGGTGAACGCATGATCGAATTATATTCAATCCCACTTGAGCAAGCAGCACTTTCAACGATTATGGGATCTGATCAGGGTGCAGATGAGTTTGTTTCAGTACTTGATCAATCTGATTTCTTTTCAACAAAGCATCAAATCATTTTTGGCCACATCAAAGATCAACACAGCAAAGGCGAATCATTTGATGAAGTGACAGTGTATGAGCTAATCAAAGCAAATACGCTTGAACACTCTCAAATCGATGAGAAGTTCATCATGAATCTAATGTCAGCAATCAAGCAACCATACACGCTTGAAACACACATCAAAAAACTTAAGGATTTTTCTTCTCGTCGTCGTCTACAAGACACCAGCAAGTTAATCAACTCAATTTCTGTCGATATGGTGACGCATACAGCAGAGTCGGCAATCAACAAAGCTCAAGACTTGATACAAAACCTTGATCTCGGCTCAGGTGATGAAAAACTCAAACATGCACATGAGTTTTCAAAAGTCGCAATCAGTGAGTTTATTTATCGTCACCAAGCCTTGCATGCGGGTGTGCCTTATGATGGTGGTATTCGTACTGGATTTACAGCACTGGATAATAAACTGGGTGAAATTGGAAAAGGTGATCTAGTCATCATCGGTGCACGTCCAAGCATGGGTAAAACCACGTTCGCTCAAAACTTGGCAGCAGACATGATGATCAATCAATCATTGCCAGTGCTGTTCTGTTCAATAGAAATGCGTGGACATCAAATTGCACAACGCTTGATTAGCGGCATCGGAGGGGTTGAGCTTAGAAAAGTCCTCACAGGTCAAATCAACCCAAATAGTGATGATTTTAAAAACATCAACACAGCAGCCAATGTTCTTGAAAAAGCACCGCTAATGATTGATGACAACAACCGTGCCACAGTGGCAAGTATTCGTCGCTCAGCAAAGAAAGTGAAGATTAAGTACGGGAAAGTCGGCGCAATCTTTGTTGATTACATCCAGCGAGTAACACCGCTTTCAAAAAACAACTTTGGTCGAGCAGACAAAGATATCGGTGAAATCTCAACAGAATTAAAACGCATTGCGGGTGATTTTGAATGCCCTGTTTTTGCTTTGGCTCAATTGAATCGAAATCTCGAAAACAGACCAAATAAGCGCCCAATGAATGCCGACTTAAAGGAGTCGGGCGATCTTGAGCAAGATGCAGACATCATCATGTTTATCTATCGTGATGAGGTCTATAACCGCGAATCAAAAGAGGCAGGAACAGCCGAAATCATTATCGGAAAGGCTCGCAATGGATCGATTGGCACAGTTCGATTAGCAACGGATTTAGCAAAATCAACTTTTGCAGACTTAAGTCCTGAGTATTACGAAAGTTTGTATGAGCAAGGAGGCGCAGCATGAAAAACAACAACACAAGACCAGTGGCTCAACGATGCGAAGTATTTCAGAACGTGTTTGATATTTTGTTGTTTGCTGGTCATGCAACAAAGCCCTTTACAAGTCATGACATTCAAGAGTGTGTGATGGATGCGCCAATTAACACGATTCAAAACTATTTAGCTGATCTAAAAGAGCGCGGATATATCGAGAAAGACTCAAATCGCACTTATGTAGCAACGCAGTTCACTAAAGACTTATTGAATGTTGAGGGGAAGATTAAGCCATGACAGCAACAACAGTAGAAGAATGGCTGGCTCAAGGCAATCAAATCACAGTGATTCAAGGATTCACTGGTATTGCACCAAAGCAAAAATTTAACAATCGTGAAGTGAAGTTGCGTGGTCGAGCAAAACCTCAAGCACAGATGCCAAGACTTAGCGATGAGCAGGCGAAAGAGTTGGGTGATTGGTTAGATGCGAAATTGGGTCGAACTTTGGCTTTGGCGAATTATATGAATTGTTCAAGCACAAAGATCGGGATGATTAAAAACCGTAAAACACCGTGCTCAAAAACCCAATTCGAAATGATGAGAAAGGGTATGAGAGCGATTGAGGGGGTGAGTCATGACTAACGCACATAAATTTGTAGCAGTACATGGTATTGAGAAAGCTAAAGCGGTTTTGGAGGGTGCGCCAGATTGGTCACGTTATTACAGCACGGTGGATGGTGAATACTATTTGATTGAACTGAATGCAGTCAATCTTAAACAACTCAAACAGGTGGTTGAGAGCTTTGAAAACATAGAGTTTTACGGAGGGTTTGAAGAGGTCAAATTTAAAATTAGACGTGCTGAATTAAACGGCTGGCTCTGTATATCGGTGGCGCACGAAGATGGGTTTGCTGAATGGTATCTAGAAGGCGCAATAAAAGCCATCGCAGATTACGAACTGGTTGGGTCTTACAAATCAAGCAACGATCAAGCAATAAGCCATTCTTGTATATCGGATTTTCAAAAAAAAGAGAAGCAAAACGATTTGTCTATCAAACAAGAGAATCAATGCGAAGTCTTAGACATGACGGATGTGAGTGGGAACTGTGAGGTGCGTAATGGATAAGTGTAGAGAAGAGTTTGAAGAAACATTCAAAAAGTTGAATAAGATTTCATTAAGTGATCATGCTGTTATTTTTGGTTATCCAAAACGTGAAGAAGCATTTTTCAATGCAGCATGGCAAGAACAGCAAAAGCGGGTTGATGAGTTGCAGGCGAAGTGTGATCAACTTGAAATGCAAATATTGCGTTCAAAGTTCTTTAGAGTACATGAATATTCTAATCAAAATATAGAGCGACTTTGGCGGGAATTTATAAAAAAATCTCATAGATGCATTGAATGTTCTAATTTTGATGTTTGCTCATGTGGTGATGAGTTAGAACAAGCACTCAAAGGCGGTGAAGATCAATATCAGGAAACCAGAAAGCACGTAGATAATCGCATAAAGAATGGCGCAAAACTGACCAACCACAGGATTGAACTATGAGCAGTTATCTTGATATGACACTTGAACAACTTCAAAAAGAGCACGCTGAATTGCTTCAATTTAATGAGGGTCTTGATAAGAAATATAAGCATCATGCGGCAAGAGCTGAAAAGTATAAGTGCAAATGCGAAGCAATCGAAAATCTTTTGATTAATCCAGTTGATCAGGATATGACGCTTAAAGCAATCAAAACAGTCATTGAAAGAGTAGGTGAATCATGAATACAACATTCAAAGATGCTCAACGGATTCAATCAAAAAAGATTGCACGTTCTAAGAAGTTCAATCGTGTGCCGACCGAAGATCAAGAGCAAATCACAGTCATGTCATGGGCGCATCGAGTGAAGTTCAAAGACGGACGGTTGAGTGATTATTTATTTCACATTCCCAATGGTGGGTCAAGAAATATCATTGAAGCGACGAAGCTTAAAAAGATGGGAGTAAAGGCAGGTGTGCCAGATTTACAACTCATTGTGCCAAACGGTGAAGTACACGGCCTGTGGATTGAATTGAAAGCTCAAAAAGGGAAGTTGCAGCCAAGCCAGCAAATCATGATTCAGCGATTAGAGGCGCAGGGTTATCTGTGCAAAGTCTGCTTCGGTGCAGATGAGGCGATTAACGAAATTAAGAAGTATTTGATGCTTGAAGCGGCATAAGGGGAAAGGCATGAATGCGGTAGTTGAAAAATTATCAAATCTTGAATGGGTTGGTCAGCAAATGAGAGCTAAAACAGCAAGCTATGAAGCATCTACTGCATCGACAGGAGAAAAGGCAGCAAACTGGGAAGATCGTTGCGGTGCTATTGCTTCAATTGAAGACGTGGCAACAAAGGCATATTGTGAATTACTGGTATGGGGTGATTATCGGGACAACACCATGGCATATCATATTTTACATCATCATCTAGCGGCGATTTTATATGAAACTTTAGCAAAGGATGTGCAGCGCGTAAGGTTTGACTTAAAGTCATTTGCTTTCAAGGTAGCAAAGATGGCTTTGTTCTTTAATTTGCGCGGAAACAATGTCTTGAAAGCCGAAGACAAGTTGATTTTTTTTGGTATTAAGGAAATGAAGGTTCAAACTTATTTGAAAGGTTATGCGTACCTTGAAAAGATGGTGGATATCGCCCTTGAAGATATGCGTGATGAAATTGATTATTACACTGATATCTATAGAAAAAATTTGAACAAAGCTTATTTGACAAAATAACGGTATATAAGGTAGTATTTTCCTATACTGGTCGTATTACACAGTAAAGTGACCAACTGATAAAAGCTCATCATTCGATGGGTTTTTTGTTGTCTGAATTTAATATAGGTGCTTGTGACATGCACAAGTAACATGATTAGGAGATTAATCATGCTCACATTTGTATAAGGGTTTTTTATTTTAACCCCACTCGCAACAGCGCATTGCGAGTCAATTCGCCGAACGGATTACGGCACATAAAGGCCCTGCTAAATATCGATTATTGGCGGGGTTTTTTCTTTCTTTATTTTGATGACGGGGTGCTTATGGATATTCTCGAAGCGAAAAAGAACTTAAAAAAGCTGCATGAAGATAAAGAGAAAATCGAAAGCCTGAATCATTTGAATGCGCCGATCGCGTTTAAGTTTGAGTGTGATAAGCGTCTTCGGCAGATCGATGGGAACATTGAGACAATCAAACAGAACATAAAGCGCTATGGACGTTGATGCATATAAGCGAACTACAAACAAAAAGCCGTATAAGCCTAAGCCAAGAACCAGACCGCTGCCTAAGGCTAAACAGAATTATCTTGAAGCTGAAGAAACTCTGTTTGAAGAATTAGAAGAAAATCTGATCGGATATCGCCGTAAGTTTAAGTTCGAATCTACAAAAAATTGGCGCTTCGATTTTTATATTGTGCGGTTGAATCTTCTTATCGAAATCGCAGGCAGCTCATGGGCCGTTGGTCGTGGTGGTAAAAAGATTGCCAATTCATTAAACAAGCATGACTTGGCTGTAGATGTTGGATTCAGGTTTGTCCGCTTTGAGCCATGTCAAATTGAGTCTGGCTTTGCGATCGACTGGATTAAAAGCGAATTAGCGAGACTAGAAGATGGACCAATACAGACCATTTCCCCAGACTGACTTTATCGACCAAGCTGAAGAAGAGGAAGCAATTCGCATCATTGCTGCGCCAGAATTAAAAAAATGGGTGATTGCAAACTTTTTGACATTGGGCGGAGAGCTGCACAACCCGGATCATGATCATATAGCCGAGCTACTTCATGATGACGAAACGTTTCTAGCCTTTGCATGGGCATCATCTGCATTTACTCGTGCAAAGCGCATGGTGTTGGGGCAATGTGAAAAGGTGATGTTTAATCAAGGCGGTTGGAAGAAAGCACGCCAAGAACAGCAGATGCGTGACTGGTTTGGCTTTGTACCTGTTTATCTCATTACCATTGATGCTGGCTTTTGCGAGCAAGCGAGTGATCGAGAGTTTTGTGCTCTGATTGAACATGAGCTTTACCATATTGGTGTTGAGCGTGATGAAGACGGTGAAACGCTTTACAGTGATATGACAGGTTTGCCAAAACATTACCTCGCTGGACATGACGTTGAAGAGTTTGTTGGCGTAGTAAAACGCTGGGGTGCAAGCGACAATGTTAAGCGTCTGGTCGAAGTCGCAAAGCAAGCGCCGTTTGTTTCAGAGAAAAATATAGCAGCGTGCTGTGGGACATGTTTGATTAAATAGGATAGTTTAAATTTTTTTGCCCACTATTCTTGATAAATCTTGATGGATGGTGATTTATGGCAAGACTAAAAAAGTCAGAAAAAGTCTTTATAGTTCGGTGTCTTGCGCAGTTTATGACACCTACTGAAGTAGTGCGGGACATCAAGGAAAAATTCAACATTGATGTGACACCTCAACAAGTTGAGTATTACGACCCAACAAAAGTAGCTGGGGCTAATTTACCAGATGAGTTTTCAGACATATTTCATGAGGCTCGTACACAGTATTTGGCTCAACCACTACACAACATCATTGGTGCAAATGACTTGATACAGCTACAAATTCTTAGCGATTTGCTCATGAGCAAAAAGGGTAACGTGGCACTTGCTATAAAAATTATTGATCAAATACAAAAGATCGTTAAAGGTCACTATGAGAGAAAGATTGAAATAACTGGCAAAGATGGCGCACCTCTGCAAACCACAGTAGTACAAGCTACACCAGAGCAGGTTGAGGCCGCAGTGAGGAAAGCTCAAGAGGAATACTGATGGATGTTCAAACGCACGTAGAAAAAAAGATGTGCGAGGATGACCATTTATTCTTTACTCGCCGTTTCTTTAAGCCACGTATGGGTTTTAAATTCATGGTCAATTGGCATCATGTTTATGTGGCATGGCTGATTGATGAAGTGGTGAAAGGCAATATCGCCAATTTAGTTATTAATGTTCCGCCCGGTGCGGGTAAGACCGAATTAACAACAAATCTCATCTCAAGAGGAATTGGTTTAAATCCACGCTCAAGATTTTTGTATTTGTCATATTCTCAATCACTGGTAGAAGATGTATCCGCCACAGCTCGAAATATCGTCAAATCAGATGAATTTCAGCATATGTGGTCAACATCCATTTCAACTAGCACTGATGCTAAAGCAAGTTGGAAAACTACGGTTGACGGATACGAGGCGGGGCATATCTATGCTGCATCAATGGGTGGTCAGGTTACTGGTCGCCGTGCAGGTACATTGGCAGATAGTGGATTTACGGGTTGCATCATTCTGGATGATCCACTTAAACCAGAGGATGCTTTTAGTAAACCCGCGAGAGATAAAGCTAATCGTAAAATTCTAAACACGGTCAATTCACGTAAAGCAAAATCTGACACACCTATCATCATGATTATGCAACGGCTTCACTCGGAAGATCCGACTAACTTTGTGATGTCAGGTAATGTGCCGGGTGAATGGGAGCAAGTTTCTATTCCCGCTTTGATTGATGATGATTACATTGCAACATTGCCTGAGCATATTCAAAAACTTGTGCCAATTGGTGTAGAGCGCGATGATAAAGGTCGTCAAAGCTATTGGCCGCTAAAAGAATCTCTTACTTCGCTACTTCAATTGGAGAAGGGTGGTAAGGATAAAAGTGGTGCAGTGGTATCGCGCTATACATTCAGTAGTCAGTATCAGCAAAAACCTAAGAAATTAGGCGGAGATTTGATTAAGGCGGAATGGTTTGGTTATTACGATGAACTTCCTGCGTTGCAATGGCGGGCAATTTATGTCGATACTGCTCAGAAAATCAAAGAGCATAATGACTTTACAGTGTTTTTGTTGGTTGGTCTTGGTGTTGATGGGAAGCTTTATTTAATCGATTTATTGCGTGGTAAGTGGGAAGCCCCTGAAATGAATCGTCAGGCTAAAGATTTCATCGATAAGCATAAAGACTACACCTTTGAAACTCGCCCGATCCGTTGGATGAAGGTGGAGGATAAGGCGCACGGCACTCAATTGATTCAGAATCTTGGTACATATGCAGGCGTTCCAGTTATTCCAGTTCAGCGCGGTACGGATAAATTGACGCGATTTATGGATGTACAAGTCCCACTGGAAAACGACTATGAAAACAAACCTGAAGATCGTTTTGTGATGTTACCTGCAAATGCGCCGTGGGTTTCTAAGTTCACTGAAGAGTGCGAGGAATTTACCGCGGCCATGACGCATGATCATGATGACCAAGTAGATACTTTAATTGATGCGATAGAGGAAGCAACGGTTATGCAGAACTATCAGGAACCAATGACAGGTTAGATTATGGCTAAGAAAGATAAATCAAAGGATAAAGATAACCCCCAACAAGCTGGGGGTTATTTGTATTCACAACAAGCTGAAATCGCATTCCTAAATTTCTTAACCAAGATGCCTGATCTGGACGAGGTTTTAAGAAAGGCGGGGGTGACGCGGCATCGCTTAAGTGTTTTGATGTATGACGATGAAATTTATCAATGTGTTGAAAAACGTCAAGACAAACTTGAATCAGCTCCTTTTAAGCTTGAGCCGAGTGAGGGGTTGCCAGCGCAGATTTTAACGAGTGAGTTAAAAAAATGGTGGTCTGAATTAAGTCTTGGGACTCAGGATGCCCGTTGGTATGGGTATTCTGTGTTAGAAGCGGTTTATACAAAACCTGAGCTACCATCCTTATTTATTGAAGGCCCTAACATCACTCCATTTATTGGCTGGCAATGGATTGGTAAGAAGCCAATGCAGTGGTTTGAGCCAAAAAATGATGGTCGATTGATGTTGCTTCAAATGTATAACAATCAGCATCGTGATGTGGAGTGCGATCAGCAGTTCAAGCACTTCCTAACCCAATGTAAGCCAAGTTATGAAAATCCATATGGGGAAGCCCTGTTTAGTCGCCTGTATTGGTTGTGGTTTTTTAAAAATGGAACAACAAAGTTTTGGGCTAAATTTGTTGAGCGTTTTGGAAATCCTTTATTGAAAGGAAAATCTAAAAATGTAGAAGCGATGCTTAAAGCGCTTTTGAATGCTCACGCAAGCTCTGTTCTATCACTCAATCAAGATGAAGATGTAGACATCATTACAGCCTCATCAAACGGAAATGGTGGGTCTGCTGCATTTGAATCTTTTGACAAGAAGATTGAGCGAAGTATTCAAAAGGTGGTTTTAGGACAAACGCTTACCAGTGGTACTGATAATTCTGGAAGTCGAGCATTGGGTGAAGTTCATCTTGAAGTGCAAAACAACAAGGTGAATGCCGATATTCGAATGATTACATCAACCATTCAGGCAATCATTGATGCGTTATGTGCACTGAATGGTTGGGAGCGTCATATCATTACCATAGGTGATGAACAGTCGCTTAATGCCGATAAAGCTGATCGAGATGTGAAATTAAAGAATGCAGGTGCTAACTTAACGAATCAATACTTCCAGCGCGAGTATGGTTTGCAGGATGGTGATGTTGCTGAACCGCAGCAAAGCCTAACCTCACAGCAATTTAAGGCATTACCCAACCGTGTGTTTTCGTTCGCTGCGGATGTTAAGAAGTTGAGTGTAGAACAGCAAGAAGTTGAAGAATTAACTGATGCTCAGAAATTAAGATTACTTGATCAAAAGCAAGTAAATGATTTGCTTCAAATGTCTGCATCACCAGAGGATGTGGTTTTTAATCTTGTTCAACTTATTCCAGATGCGACAAAAACCGAGTTCACTGCAAATCTTGAACGGGCATTATTTCAAGCTGATGTGATGGGATATGTTTATTCGCAAGAGGGGAAGTAGATGCAACCAGTATCATTTCTTGAGGCGATACGCTTTGCTCAGTCACGAAACATTGTAATGCCTGATGAGTTCTACAAGATGGATTTAAAAACTCGGCAGTTGGCAGCGACTGTGAGTTTTTTATCAAGTATTGAGCAGGTTAAGCAGGTTATTGGGTTGGTCAATAAGGCAATCGCAAGCGGAACAACATTTGACCAGTTCAAGAAAGCCGTAGCTGAAAAAGGTATTGAGTTAAGTGATCATTATCTTGATCTTGTATTTCGTCAGAATGTTCAGACAGCATACAGCGCAGGTCGCTGGCAACAGCAACAACGAAATAAAACCAAACGACCATATCTGATGTATTCGGCAATTAATGACAATCGGGTGCGTCCTTCGCATCTAGCATTGGATGGGATTATTCGACATATCGATGATCCATTTTGGTTAAAATATTACCCCCCACATGATTTTCAATGTAGATGCACCACAATTGCATTAACTGAAACGCAAGCACTGAAGCGTGGTGTCACACCTGATGATCAAGTACCAGATATTGGTGAGCCAAAGATTGCTTCCATTCCTCAAATATGGGGGGATTTATCGGAACTGACCCGACAAAAAACTCATGATTCTGGTATTGATACACGATTGTTTGATAATGATCTAAAGTCCGTAGAAGCTGAATGGACTGCCAGTAAGCAATTAACTAGCCTGCTTGCTCCTATGAATAAAAACAGTCGAGAGTTATTTGATACGATCGCTGATACCGTTATTCCGTTAGATCCAACAATCAGGCCAAGCGCAATTAAAACTTTGATTGATTACGTGCAGGGCAATGATGCAGCCTTAACAGCTTACTTATCTCAGAAACCAATCAGTTTGGCTGATGATGTTCTTAGGCGTTGGCTTATTGCTGATATGGGAGCAATTCAGGCAGTCGCGGCAAATACAACTGCAATGGTTTTAGGATCTAGCACAATTGCTTATGTATCCAAGCTTGAAGTAGGCAAGACAGTCACACTGGATCATCCAATGCTTTTTGCTGAAACTGGCGGTGAAATTGTTCTCCAGATAGAAAATGCAATAGGTTTGGGTATTGACCTAAATATGTTGAATGCTGGTAATGGTGTACTGTTCCCAATTGGATTGTCATTTGAAGTTGTAAAAATTGAAACCATCAAAGGGCAGTTGATTTATACACTACGCGCTTTAGTTAATTAATTAATTCTAATCAAGAGGCAGCCATATGGCTGCTTTTTTAATGGGTGAAATATGAAAAAGGATTTAGATCCAAAGACGCTACTGTTTTCAGTATCTGACATAGAGGTTCCTACGGGTGCCGAAGGTCAAAAACGCACATTCCAAGGTACAGCCTATTCTGGTGGACGTGTGACTGATCACTGGTACTGGGGTAGTAATGGTGTTGTTTTTGATTTAGATGGCATCTCAATTCCCAAAGTAACTCCGCTGCTAGAAGAGCATGGCGCTAATCGTATTGGAGTTGTTGATCAATTCAATACAACACAAGGAATCCAAGTATCAGGTTATTTTTTGACAAATGATGATGCTCAGAAAATTGTGAAAGATGCCGATGACAAGTTTCCTTTTCAGATGTCGTTGTACATCAAGCCGGGATCAGTGGAGGAAGTATCTCAAGGACAAACTGTCACTGTGAATGGCCAAGACTTTAACGGGCCAATTGTGGTTTTTCGTAAGAACCGTATTCGTGAATTCACCATCTGTTCACTCGGAGCAGATGAGAATACGTCTATCGAAGCGTTTACAAGTAAATCAAATCAACCAAACCAAGAGGACACCAACGTGACCGAATTAGAAAAAGCACAGGCTGCTCAAAAACAGGCAGAGCAAGAGCGTGATGCGGCTCAATCAGAACTTAAAAAGTTTCAGGCCGAAAAACGTACAAGCGATATTCAAACCTTAGAAACTGAATTAAAAGTTCAATTCAGCGCTGAAGACAAAACAGCATATACCAACATGGATGATGCAACTTTTGCTTTTACAGCAAAGCAACTGCGTCAGTTTTCAAGCAAAACACCAGAACAACCAGCAGCGCCAGGTCAACAGCAAACGAACACTGTTCCAGCTCATTTACAGCACTTGTTTAATCACCAAGCTACGGGTGGTCAGAGTGGCAATGGTCAACAGCAGCAAGGTTCCGCATTGGACAATGCTTTCAATCAATTTGCAGCAGCCCAACAAAAAGGTAATTAATCATGGGTAAAACAATTACAGAAACAATCGAAAGTCGTCAGCTCATCGTGGGTGATGGGGTTCGCACAGAAAACGCGAAACCAACCGCAGGTGTTGCTTATAAGCGCGGTGATTTAATCGCAGTAAGTGCTGCTAATGTTGCAACACACCCTACTGTCACGTCAGGTGTGGTCGGAGATTGGCAAGCCATTGTGGTGGAAGACATGTCGGCAGAACAATCGACGTATCACGCCAACAATGGGCTTGAAATGCCGATTTATGTGCAAGGTGCTTATGACCTAGCTGTGGTTACAGTCAATGGCACCAAGCTAACAGTAGGTCAATATGATGCAGTCCGCGCACAAGGCCTTAACAATAAAATCGAATTACGCAAAGTCGTGGGGTAAATATGAGCACTAGCTTTACATTTCAGAATGCACCAGTTGAGTTATTAGATATTCCTCAACTTGTGCTTTTAACGGACACCACTAAAAAGGTGGATACTTGGCTGATGGATAAGTTTTTCCCTCAGCGCGTGTCTTACAATAAAAAAGAAGTTCCAGTGGGCGAGCTAAATACTGCAACTCCACTTGCACCATTCGTAATGCCTAATGTTGCTGGTCGTCCAATTAACGTGGCTGAATCAGGCAAAGTGGGTTTCGTAAAACCAGCTTATTTAAAGCCAATGGTGACAGTGGTACCGAGTGATGTACAGGATACGGCTTTGGTTGCACAGTTGCGCCGTTACGGTATTGTTGCTACTGGTTCTAATCGTTTGAGCGATGCGGAATTGCTGTTGATTGATCAGGCGCAAAAGGCGATTTATCTACGCCAATCTATTGAAAACCGTAAATTACTAATTGCCCGTGATGTGCTGTTATACGGCAAGACGACTTTCGCATCCTCAGATTTTCCATCTTACACAGTGGATTATGAGCGCAACGCAGCCTGCAACTTTACGCCTTTGGTGAAATGGAATTTAGCGAATGCAACGCCAGTGCAAGATATTCAATCGATGATCAATATTTCAGTTGAGCATGCTGGTGTTGCGCCAAACTTAGCACTCACTTCAGCAAAAGTTTTCAATTCGTTGATGCAAAACGAAGAGTTTAAAGAAAAATTCATTAAACCCTATGCATCAATCAGTGTGCCAATCACGCCAACATTTGATGATCCAGCAAAGCCTCAATTCCGTGGCACCATCGATAATATTCAAATCTGGACCTATGACGCTATCCATAATCTAAATGGTGCCGTTGAGCGTTATGTTCCTGAAGATTTCTTTGGTTTGGTGTCAGATGCGAATGGCTGGATTGCTCATTGTGCGATTCAAAACATTGAAGCATTTGGTCAGCCTTTAGAATTTTTCTTAACACAGTGGCAAGAGAAGAATCCATCAAGCATTCAGTTATTGGGTGAATCATCTCCACTCGCTGTACCAAACAACAAGAATGGTCTTGTTGGTGGCCGTGGTTTTGTTTAAGGAGAGCTAAATGCCAAAGTACATTGCAAAACAGTCTGTTGGTCATTTTCGACCAGGACAAGAAATCGAAGGGCTTGAGTCTAAACAACTTCAAGCCCTTTTAGATTCTGGTGCTATTGAAGAATTTAAGCCGCCAGAGGAATCACAATCCAAAGCCGATGGCACAGCAGCACAGTTAGCTCAACTTGCTTCAGAAATCGCTGATTTGAAGGCTAATAATCAGAAATTGGTTGATGAAAAAGCCAAAGATGCTACCGAAATCGCTGATTTGAAGGCCCAGTTGTTAAAACTTGATGAGCAGTTAAAAGCTGCAACATCAAAGAAACCAACATCAAAAGCGGCAGATGATGCCAAGTAAGGTGTCTTATGTATGCAACTCGACAAGATCTTGAAGCTCGATTTGGGTTAGGTGAAATTGCCAATCTGGAAGCCATGCAGACATCAGTAAATTCTATTGCTGATTCATTGCAAGATGCTGCGGAAGAAATCGATAGCTATATTGCTGTGAAGTACCAATTGCCACTACCGAGTGTACCAAGCACATTAAAACGGGTGGCATGCAATATAGCTCGTTATCGACTCTACTTTCAGCGACCTACTGAAGAGGTTGAAAACCGCTACAAAGCGGAGATTGACTTTCTAAAGCGCGTGGCCGATGGAAAAGCAGTTTTAAATATTCTCAATGAAAGCAATCAAGTTACTGAAGAAAAGCCAGTCAATGCACCTTCTACCATGCCAATCGGCACCACTTATAAGGGTGGTGTGTTTGGAGATGCGACGTTGGATATGATGCCTAGCATTAAGTGAGGTGGTGATGGCTGCTTTTATCTCGATCAAGGCTGATGGTGAATCTGTAGTGATGCAGGTTCTTCAACAACTCGCAGATTTCGACAAGCGTAAAGATGAGATGTTTACCGAAATTGGTGGGTATGGTGTTTCCTCCAGCCAGATGCGGTTTGTAAATCAAAACGATGTTGATGGTAATCCATGGAAACAGTCTTGGAGGGCGCAACTGCAAGGCGGTCAAACGCTTCGGGATACAGGACGTTTAATGAATGGCCTCAATTTCCAAACATTGTCAAACGGTGTGGAGTGGGGTTCTGGCGAAGAATACGCCGCTATGATGCATTTTGGTGGCACGATTCTTCCTAAAACTGCTGATTATTTGACTTTCAATGTTGCAGGAAACTGGCGCAAAGTGAAGTCTGTTGAAGTGCCACCCCGTACTTATCTTGGCATAAATTCCGAGGATGAGGAAAACATCTTAGACATTATTGGGAGATTCATACTTGTCTAATTTCTTTGCAGTGCGTGACGAGATTGCAGAAAAGCTAAAAGAAATTTCAGCATTTAAGCAGATCTATACGCCGTTGAACTCGATCAAAGTCACAGAAATGTCGCAGGTCACTCCAGCGGCACACGTCAACTTTCAGCGAATCACTAAGGTTGATAGCTCGGGAAATTCTAAGGTCAATATGTTGGGCATCCGTTGGGCAGTTACGGTTGCTTGTCGAAATGCTCAATCTCAAATGACCAACGGAAATGTTGTGACTGATGAGGCGGGTGAATTGCTTCAGGATGTAATTGAGTTGCTATCAGGTTGGCAGCCATTGTCTAGTGTGCGGCCACTTGACTTAATTGAAGTGAGAGAGGGTTTTTCCACTGGGTTTGCTTACTTAACAGCAATTTTCGAATCTAAAAAATTCATATAGGTAAAATCATGACTAAACAATACATCGCCCGGCAATCAGTCGGGCGTTTTCATTCAGGTGATATCGTAGGTGGTTTAAGCGATGCACATATCCAAGAACTTTTGGTGCGTGGTGTGATTGAAGAGGTCAAAGAGACTTCAGAAACGAAACAGGCCACCCCGAACAAAACAACCAAAGAGGTAAAGGTAGATGGCTAAAAAATACATGTCATTGCAAGGCACATTTTATCTGTCTGCAATTGCCAATGGGGTAGCTGGTGCTATGCGTCAGATTGGTAACGTGCCTGAATTTGAGCTTGAAATTGATGCAGATGTTGTTGAGCATCAGGAAAGCATGTCAGGTCAGCGCAGCACAGACTTCACCATGGTTAAAACCACGTCAGTCAACTTTTCAGGTCAAATCGAAGAGTTAGACAAAGAAAACTTGGAATACGTTGTGTCTGGTGAAAACCATTCAATTGTAAGCACCACTAAGTCAGCAGTATCACTTGGGACTGTGTTGGCAGGTGATGAAATTAAACTTGATGGCTACAATCTTTCTCAAGTTTCATTTACTGACTCAACATCAGGCACACCAGCAACAATTCCAGAAAGCAAATACACTGTGGATGCAAAATTTGGCACTGTAGTCTTTAAAGATATTGCTGGTTTGACTATGCCGATTTTAGCGACCTATACCACTGGTGCAGTGACTCAAACAACCTTGGCAAATGATTTTAATAAAGAATATGAGTTGTTCTTTAAAGGCATCAATACAGCGAATGGCGACAATATTGCGGTACGTCTATGGCGCACCAAGAAATCTCCAAAAACCACATTTGCTTTGATTCATGAAGAATTGGGGCAGTATCAGATTGAAGGTCAGGCATTGGCAGATGTATCGAAAGCATCTGATGATATGTTGGGGCTTTACGGTCATATTGTGACGATTCCAGCAAGTCCTTAAGATTTTTGAATGACACAGGCATTAACTGCCTGTGTCTTAATGGGATTCCATCATGAATGACTTTTTTATTGCGTCCAATCGACCACTAAAACTCAATGTTGGTGATTTTGATCTTGATGTTCGACAAATCACTATGAAAGATTTTGATTTGTGGCTTGTTACTTCATCAGAAATAAAAACCAGTTTAAACAATATAGAAGTCTATTCAGATGAGATTTTGAGAACCATAATTTCTAAATTTGAAGTTCAATGTTATTCAATGATTAACTTGGTCACTGATTTAGATATTGATTCAGTCATAAAAACAAAAATTAGTAATCCAGAAATTTATATTGAATTGCTAAGAAAAACCTTAGAAGCAAATAAGGCTTATTTTTATGAAAAGCCTGTGAAACGCCGTGGCAGATCGGCTAAACAAGTTGAAAATACTGACTCTTGGTTTGATTCTTTGCAACTATTGGTGTCAGCAGGGCATTCACATGAAAGCATTATGAATATGTCATACGGTGCATATAAGCATTATCTTGATGCTGTTGTTAAAGCTCATAAGAGAAATATTTCTACGCAAGCAGGAATTATGCGTGTAGCCCAACATGCAGCAGCGAGAGAGTTTAAAAAGTATCTGGATGATATTAAATCAGATTAGGTTTGTGCTATTCTCCTCAAAAACAGGGGGGGATAACATGAACAAATTTCTTATTTTAGCTTTAGCATTATTTTCAACTTTAGCATTTGCAGACCGAACAACCAATGCAATGCGAACACCATCTGGCCAATTGGTTTCATTGGGTGATAGTGAGTCATCACTTATTGATAAAATGGGACGACCAAAGCCGCGATTCTACGTTTTAAATGATGGTCGACTCTACTGCGCTGCAACTGAATATAAATATGACATTGATTTGCAGCAATATACGGTGATCTTATGCCAAGGAAGGGTTGTTAAGATTTTATGGGAGAATAAGTGATGACGCTCGATAGGCAACAAACAATCGGGGTGATTGGAGCTTTATTGTTATTTATTGGTGTGTTTATGCCAGTTGCTAACATTCCAATCATGGGAACAATTAATATGTTAGCAAGTGCCAATGGGTATGTGATTATTGGGCTATCCATTGTTTCGATTATTGTTGTTTTCATGCGTCAATTTCGCGCATTAGGCTTAACTGGCGGTATATCTTTGGCGATACTGCTATTTATGCTGTATCGCTTTGTGAGCATCTTTCATAGCACAAAGAAAGAAATGGCAACCACTTTAAAAGATAATCCCTTTGCAGGCTTGGCACACACTATTGTGGATTCTGTTCAGCTTCAATCAGGTTGGGCTGTATTGGTTGTTGCTAGTCTGATATTGATATTCACTGCTTTTTATGCAGAAGATGAAATTTTACGAGAAGATAAGAAAAATTTTGAGCCATTTAAGGATTCTGAAATTGTAGAACAAAAGACTTTTGTTGAACCTACGCCAGTGATAAGCCGTGAAAACAGCCCAAACAAACCTGTAATAGCTCAGGACGCTTTTAGTTATTACGCCGAAAACAAATCGAACGAGGATGAGGCGGCATTAAAAGACTGCCCATTTTGTTCTGAGAAAATAAAAATAACGGCTATTAAGTGCCGTTTTTGTGGGAGTATGTTGGAAGAATGAAATATTGGATTATTGGCGTAATAGCTATATTGGTTGGTGTGTTTTACTTTATCCAACAAAGCAATAAAGCGGATACTGAACGGTTAAAACAAGCTGAAATTGCCTATAAGCAGAAAATTAGCCAAGAAAAAGCTGCTGAAGTTCAGGTTAAAAAAGATATTGCGGAGCAAAAGGCTCAAGCTGAATTAAGCCGCATCAAGGAAAATCAACTTGCTGCACAAAAACAAAGCGAGAGTCAAAAGGCGCAAATCACATTGGCTGAAACAAAGGTTAGAGAGAAATTACTAGATCCCGATTCAGCCAAATTTAGAAATCAAAATGGCAATTGTGGCGAGGTTAATTCTAAAAACCGTATGGGCGGTTATGTTGGATTTAGTCGTTATATTTACTTTCCTGATGATGGAACTGTCGCGATAGAAAGTGATGCGAATGATTCCATTTATACAGCCAATATTATGAATAGCCTTTGGAAAGCCAAGTGTAGTTAATGCAAAAAATCATCAATATAAATTATTACTTTGATAAATATGCTGTTTTGGTTAAACTTGATAAATATTAAATTTATCTTAAAACAACTAAGAGTATTTCATGGGTAGTTATATTGAAGAAAACCTCGCTAGAGATGAGAAAGTAATCATAAAAGCGCAAGTAACTTGGTTATCACAATTTTGGTATTTGCTGTTTGGTGTACTATTTATCATCTCATCCTTTGGTTCAAAAAGCTTGGTTGGTGTGGTGGTTGGAGGTGTTTTGATTGCGGTTGCTGCAATACACGTAATCACAACTGAATTGGCTCTTACAAATAGACGAATAATTGCGAAGTCTGGCTTAATTCGCCGCAATACAATTGAATTAAAAGTTAATCGTGTTGAAAGTCTTGGTGTGCATCAAGGTATACTTGGGCGGATCTTTAACTTTGGATCTATTGTGGTCAAGGGTGTTGGTGGCTCTCATGCTCCAATTCCATATATTGCAAGGCCATTGGAGTTTAGACAGCAGGTCAATAATTATCTTGATGAGCTGGATGACCAAGAAAGAAAAATCAGTTTATAAACTAAAGCACCCTAGGGTGCTTTTTTATTGACATTATTTTCTAATTTGCTATTTTATTGCATAGGTGCTCAAAACACCTTTATCTACAAGCGTTATGTCACAGCGTCATCGTGGCTTTTATTTTGCCTGAAATATGGCAGAACCGACCTTATTTAAATTTTGTTGTCTTGATAAAACAAGTTTACTTCTATGGTCGGGAGTGCGGCTAATACAACACCCGAAAGGGGAATATGCCCGCCATACTTGTAGTGGTTTTGAGCTCCCGACCGCCCATCTCAAAAGTGGGTAAATTCTCATACAAGGAGTAAACGCCATGAATCAAATTGCAAATATAAATGATGCACAAATATCGGTTGTAAACTTTAAATCTATTCCAGTTGTAACCACAGAAATGCTAGCTGATTTTTATGGTACTGAGTCTAAAAATATACAACAGAACCATACACGCAATAAAGGTCGCTTCATTGAAGGTAAGCACTTCTTTAAAATTGTAGGCCAAGAATTAAAGGATTTTGTGAGTAGTTTAAAGATACTCACAAATTTGCAACCCTCTCAAAGAGGGTTGCAAATTTCACCTAAAACTCGTGTTTTAACCCTCTGGACAGAACGCGGTGCAGCCCGTCACGCTAAAATGCTAGACACCGATCAAGCATGGGATGTTTTCGAGCAACTTGAGGATTGTTACTTTCATCGCCAAGAGATATTAGCCAAAACCCACAAATCAGAACGGACAGCACTGCATGAAGCACATGCTTTGTTGGTTGCTAAAACCAAACATCTCAATTCAAGTGATGCATGGAAAATTATCAATCAGCGTTTTGGTACCAAAAGTATTGATGAAATACCTTATGACCAGATACCTATCGCCGTGGAGTATGTGCATCATTTGATTGCGCTTTATAGTAATGCACAACAACAGCCTGATATTAGTCTTGTGCGTTCACTGGTTGAAGACATACTGATGCAAAACTTCATGCTTCAGAATGTATGGAAAGGCTTGCTCACTCTCGATAAGAGGTTGTACTTAGATACAATGCGATATGTTGTTGATTCAAATGTTTCTGCATTAAATGTGATTAAGAGCTTTAATCTTAAAACCAAGCAAGGCAAGGACATGATAAGCATTGACTTTAAGGCTATTAATTTTTATGACGGGATGATAATTACAGGCTGTAATCCCAACTATTTTAATGCGCCTGCTTAATAACATGTAATCAATCATAACCACCTTTCGAGGTGGTTTCTTTTTGGCGCAACCCGCTTCACAATTAGCAACCATCAAAAATATGCAATACTGCATAAAAGTGATATATTTTATACAGCTCACAATAATGTCGAACTAAGCTGTTTCATGAGGCGCAATATGCACAAAATTCATAATTCTAAATTTGGTGACAAAACAGTAAGATTTGTTTTGCCTAGCCAATGCGGTGATGTCTTTGTTGCAAAAAATGATATCTCTGAAATTTTAGTTGAAGCTTGCACATATGAGTTTAGACCAACTTTTGCAAAATTTTTCGATAATATTTTGTCCGATCACCTAGATAGCTTCGATAGAAGGGGTGCTGTTATCGAATTGGATAGAATTGGTCCCGTGGTGCACCATCATGCGATTGGAAACATCTTACAGGTGCTTGGGGATGTTCACTCTGATGCGATTACTCAGAGATTTGCAGAAAATAGTTACAGGTTTAGAACTATTTTTAAATGGTATATTGAAGCCTCAATTCAAGCCAACAATGATTTGGATGTATCATTGCATGATCTAATTAACTCTGTTAAAAGACGTTTGGATCACTATAACCCACCTTTTATTGTGAATGTTACTCATATTGATGGCATCTGGGTGGGTGAAAATGATGATCTTGGTCTTGTTACTGAGGCTAAATCATATGACGAGCTTACTGAGAGAGTGTGGGAGATAGCCCCAGAGTTAGCAGATCTTAATGATTTGGACATAGATATAGAGGATATGCGAATCACTTTTCAACACATGGAGCAACCACCAAGACATATTGCGGCAGGTTAATTCATGGGTAAGGGCTTTTATGATTTAGTTCGCGAATTATTAATAAAATATAACTGTGAGTTTGTAAGGCAAGGAAAAGGAAGCCACGAAATATGGCAAAGCCCTATAACCAATAAAAGATTCTCTGTCCCTGTTACGGTAGAGTCAAAATTCACAGCCAATGGGATACTAAAGCAAGCAGGAATAACAGAGAAACTTTGACGCAAACCTCGCAATTAGCGAGGTTTTTTTATACTCCAAAATTCAACACCTACAGGGAGTATTCACCTGTTGACAGCATAACCCCTGTAAGGATTCCAAACCCTATTGACAAGTTTTAAGATTTAACCAAGCGAAGCCGACCCAACAAGTCGGCTTTTTTAATGCCTGATTGTTTAGTTTGCATTCTGCAATCAGGCTCATTTCACTCCAAGGAGTAAGCTATGAATGCGAACTTTAATCCAGTTATTAAATTGGTAGATGTACAAAAGGGTGAGCCAACTACAACCACTTTGCAAATCGCATTGGGGTTAAGACTTACACATAAATCAGTCATTCAGTTGCTTAGAACTTATCTACCAGACATTCAAGAATTTGGGCGAGTCAGGTTTGAAAGCTCCTATGATTCAAATGAATTATCGAATTCCGCATTTGAAATGCCGAATTCAGGATTGGAAATTCGAAACTCAAATCAGGGTCGCCATACACGTTATGCCGTGCTTAACGAGCAGCAAGCTTATTTCTTGATGACTTTGATGCGTAATAATCCGCGAGTTATTTCTTTCAAGAAAGCATTGGTTCGAGCCTTCTTTGAGGCACGCACTCTATTACAGACTGATTATTTTTCTTTAATCCAGAAGCGTGAAGCATTAAATGCAAAACTGGAATGTGAGAAAGATATAGCCAGTGCATGTGGTCGGGGTTTATCTCAATGGAAAAAACAACGAGATGTACTTGAAACCGCTATTGCCAATGTGGATCGCCAGATTCAGCCATGCCTATTTGAAAACCTGAACTAAACCATGCGAATCAATAAATCCTAAAGGGTGACATTTCAAATGTTGCCCTTTTTTTATTATCTAAAATAAGAGAATACCATGGCAAATAAAGAACTCGTTTTTAAGTTGGTGATGGATGCTGATGTAAAGAACTTCGTCAACAATACAAAGCAATCCACTGAAACCGTCCAAAAAATGTTTGATGACATTAAACAACAATCTCAGACTGCAAGCCAAGCAGCAGATAGCACATCAAAATCTGTTGAAAAGGTGGGTGAGTCTGCACAGCAAGCATCGACAAAAACAGGGCAGTTAGAGCAATCACTAAGCAAAACATCAGATGGGTTAAAAAATACCACTGATACAGCGAATACCGCACAATCTGGTCTAAGTCATGTTGGTGAAAGTGCGCAATCTTCTGTCACTGGAGTAGCTGCTTTAGATCATAGTTTAGAGTCTGCAAATGCGGAAATTAAAGCAACAGCTTCAGTAGATGCTAATTTGGATAAAGTTGGCCAAGACGCTCAGGCATCTGTATCTGGTATTAAAGCGCTTGAGCAGTCACTTGAAACAGCAAATCAGGAAATTAAAGGTACTGATGCGGCAGCCGATCAGGCATCTGGTGCTATTGAGAACATTATTCCAAAAGGCACCAAGGAATTAGCCGATAGCTTAACTTTATCCCTAACCAAAGCTACTCAAATCATTGATGGTGCTGGCGATAAGGCAGGCGAAGCAGCCAACAACTTTAAAGATTTTGGTAATAAAAGCTCAAAAGCCATCGATCAGTTAAATGCTGATCTGGTTCAAGCCAAACAAAAACTTGAACAATTCTCCAAAACAAAAGCTACGCCTGAAGATATAGCCAATGCACAAGCCAAAGTTGATGCATTGGAAAAAGAGGTTGAGCAGGCGAATCAGGCTTTTGCAGGGTTTAAAAACTCTGTAGATAAAGCAAACACCGCAACCGAAGAAACATCAGGTGCAACGGATAAAGCCAAAGCAGGCATAAATGGATTAAAAACAAGCTATACCGCACTTGTGGGAGCTATGGCTGCGATTGGTGTGGGTTTGGGTTTGAAAGAACTAGCCGATACTGCTGATGCTTACACTAATCTTTCTGTACGCATTCAGATTGCCACCAAAGATGGCGGTAATTTTCAACAAGCCATGGCTGGCGTTCACCAAGTTGCATTAGCTACAAATTCAAGTTTAGAGGCAACAGGTACATTATTCACCAAGATTAATGATGTGGGTAAGCAAATTGGACTTACTCAACAACAGTCGCTTGATCTTACAAAAACCATTAACCAAGCGATTCAAATCGGCGGTGGTTCGGCTCAAGCGAGTGAAGCTGCTATTACTCAGTTGTCTCAAGCGTTACAGTCTGGTGTGTTACGTGGTGATGAATTTAACTCAATCATGGAGCAAGCACCCGGTTTGGCTAGTGCCTTAGCTAAGGGATTGGGAGTTACCGCTGGCGAACTGCGCAATATGGCGGAAGCTGGCGAGCTAACTTCTGAACGAGTCGTCAAAGCAATCCAAAGTCAAGCTGCGGACATCCAAAAGACCTACGACCAATTTCCCGCGACAATTGGTAATGCTTTACAGCGCATTTCAACACAATGGCAAATCTTAATTGGAGAAATGAATCAATCCAGTGGCGCATCTGAAACCGCCGCTAAGGCCCTAATGGCCATTGCTGATAATCTGGGGATTATTAAAGTTTTCTTTGATGATATATCAGAAGGCTGGATGGCTTTTGTTTCGGATATTGAGGGAGGAATTGATTTAGCAACCATTACAGCATTTAAGGATGCAATTTCATCTGCATACGATGCAGTAAAAGAATTGGTTGCTGCTGGGTATCAACTTGGAAAAACAATTGTCTACGAGATAGGAACATCTTTAACTGCTGTTTTGTCTATTTTCTCATCATTTACAGGTGGTGTTACTCAAGCTGGTGAACAAGTTAGCTTTCTAACTCGTATTGGGCAAGGTTTATCAATCACGTTTGGCTTTATTGCTGATGGTTTAACGGCCATTAATATTGCCCTTAAATTATCAACAGCAGCATTTTTTGACCTAGCAGGTGCGGCTAGTAAAGTTATGGCTGCTGTCACATGGGGCGATACAAGCAAACAATTTGCGGCTAATGCTGATTTGATGAAGGAGAAGGCGAAACAATATTATGCTGAAGCAGATAAAAGTGCGCAAGATTTCCAATCAAAAGGCATGCAGCGACTTAAAGAGGCTTCGCAGTCCGAAAGTGAGAGAAATGCCGAGTCGGTCGCATCCACTAAGGCTGCAATGGATCAAATATTTGCAGCAAAGCAAACCGAAGCAACTAACTCAAAAAAACTGGAAGCAGATAAATTAGCTGCTGTTCAAGCCTATGCGGAAGCAGCAGTAAAAGCGAATGGCGGTGTCATGGATGGCACCATGCAAGCTGATTTGATTGCTAAAGGTTACATTGTCACGCTTGATAATTCTGGAAAAGTTGCTGTTCAGGCAGGCTTATCAGCAGAACAGGCGGCAGATAAAGCAGCCAAAAAAGAGGAAGCTTTAAAAGTTGCCAAGGAGAACGTCCAAAAGGCAGATGAAACCTTACTGGAATTTCAAAAGAAAGCTGCTGTTGATCGCGCTGCACTTGAAATACAGGTTGTCAGAGCGAAACAATCTGGTGATCTAACCGAACTCAAATCGGCGCAAGATAAATTAAACGCTATTGATTTAAGAGAGGCTGAACTTACTAAAGCTCGAAACTTGCGTGCAGCAGAATATGACAAAATCAATACTGGATCGGGTCAGGTTGCGGAGAATGCATATTCGAGAGCATCTGCTGCCGCAAAACTATTTGGTGTTGACTTAGATGCATCGTTGAACAAGGTTTCAAAAAGCTTTACTGAGGGTGGCAATAATCTAAATGACCTAAGCAATGAATTAACTCAGGCTGGTATCACAGGTAAGCAGGCAGGTGATGTTCTCTACCAAGCATGGGAGCAGTGGCTAGCCAAAGCGCAAAGTCAGGCTGAAATCGATGCAGCTAAAGCCAAGATGGTTGAGTTTGAAAAGCAGGGAGTTTTTTCTACAAAACAAGTTGAACTAGGTACCGCTGCTATTAGTCGAGCAATGCAAAAACTGCCTGATGATATTGATCCAGTTGAACAAGCATTTGAGCGTCTTGGTATTAAAACCAAACAGCAACTTCAATTAGCAGCGCAATCCGCATTAGCAGACTTTTCAACAATTCAAGCAAGTGGAAAAGCGACTGCTGATCAATTAAAGGCCGCTTATGAGCGCACAATGCAGGCTGCTGTTGCATCGGGTGATCAGGCTACAATTGCTGCTGCCAAAGCAAAAGCAGCATCACTTGACTTAAACGTCACTATTGATGATACGGGCAAAGCAACAGTTCAAACCTATGATGAAATGAACCGCGCTGCTGATAAACACGCCAACAAAGTATCTAACGATGTTATACGCGCTTACCGCGAAATGGGTCAGGTTGCACGTGAGGAGGCTAAAGACACGATTACCGCGTGGAATGATGCCATGGCAGCGAAGTCAAAAGCTGATGCTGAAAATAAAACTCAGCGCATTGGCAAAGAGTTCACTACGTATAACTTGTCAGATGTTCAATCCGAACTGACAAGCATGGGGTATGACGAAGCTGAGGCGGCCAAACTCGCTAAATCCATTTTTGCACAAGCAACATCGGTAGATAAGTCAAAAGCTATGGAAGCACGTCAAAGTGGAGGGATTTACGGTGATTATTATGCAAAAGCATATGAGGACTTAATCAACAAAGGTCAGACATCAATTTTTGGTACACAAAAAATTGAAGCTTTGCTTGCTAAAGCAATGACTGACACATTAACCGCAAGTGTCAAAAACAAATCACTCGACGTGAATAAGCTTGCGCCTAGTGTTGATATTCCGACACCAAGAACCGATGTCAACGAAGCACCCAAAAAGGACATCACCTACAACCTCAATCTAAATGGCAAACAAGTTACCGTCACTGGTGATGAATCAAGTCAAATGGATATGAATGCATTTATGAGTGAATTGGAACGCTATGCTAAAGGCATGTAAAACATGAAACTAATCCGAAAATTAACCAATGAAACCGTCACATTAGATGACGGTTTTTTATGGTCTGATGAATTTGAATGGAAAGCGATAGAGCAGTCACAAGACTACGCTGTGAATGGTGCTTTGATTGTTCAGGAAGGTAAAAAGCTCTCAGGCCGACCAATCACTCTAACAGCAGATCAAAACATGGCATGGCTTAAGCGTCACGTCGTGAGCAAGCTGAAAACGTGGTCTGTATTGCAGGGTGAGCAATTCACACTTCAACTTGAATATCCACACGACTATCGACAGTTCAATGTGATTTTTAATCATAGTGAAAATGCGATTGAAGCCAAACCAGTAAAAGATATTCCAACAATTTCTGACGAAGATTATTACAACGTCACTTTAAGATTTACCGAGGTCAACGATGGCGATTGAAACCAATAACCTTGTTATTTATAAGTCTGAACGATTGACTGACACATCTGATGGTGGTGGTAAATATTCAGGTCAAGTGGTTGAAGATGGTATTTCTAACAACCTATTCAACGATGTATCTGAGCTTGACCGCACCATGGGCGATGTATCCATGCGTAAGGTTTTCCCTGGTGTCACCAGTGCGGATACAGATGCGCTTATGGGTGCGACGGTGTTTATCTCTGAAAATCCTGTAGATCCGAATGTGTCAGCATTACTTTTCAGCACAGGCAGTCATACTGATACACGTAATGCGGCACAGAATCGACTAGAAAACTATCTGGCTAAAGGTGGTGTAGCCACGGGTACGCCACTGGATACTCACTGGCAGGGCATGAAGCTTTTGCAAGTGGTGATGTTTCCAAAAGAAACTGAAAGTGCTGTAGGTGATACGCTTGTTTTGATCTCAAACGAAGGTAAAGCTAATCAAATCGAACAATATCTACGCATCACCAAAGTTGAAACTCGCATCGCGATTATGGTTATTGATGGCAAAGATGTTGAATATAAGATTGCCACTTACAGTCTAAATGATGCTTTGAAGTCTGACTTTGTGGGCCTTACAGCGCGGCAGTGGTACAACGGATCGGTATCAACTTCAATTGTCCGCGAAACACTTGTGGCTGATACTGGTAAATATTATGCGAGCGTTGGTATTCGCAATAATGTTGCAGTTGCAAGCACAACAATCCAAGCCAAAAGCATTTTTGCTCAGTTGGTACCAGCATCACAGGTTGAAACGCCACTACTCGATTTGAGTATCACGGGTACCGCAACTGCCATGATCGGTGCATCTGGAACAATCACACGACAGATTACAACCACAGTTGGGGCAAACAACAGTACATATATCGGCTCATCAATCTTGCCAAGTTCCGTAAGCTTTACGCTTGACAACAATCAAGTGACAGATAATGCAGGTGAACTAAAAACTGTTTCTGGCAACTCTGTGGGTACCATTAATTATGACACTGGCTTGATTCGATGGGGCGCAGGTTCAGGATCTGGCAGCAAAACGATAAATGTCACTTTTACTCCAATTGCCAAGCGTGACCGGGTTTCAAATAGTGATTCAGTTGAAGTCACTCAAAACAGCCAAAGCTTGAACTTTGTTCGCACGATTTTACCCGTGCCAGCCCGAGGCAGTTTTGTTTTGATCTTCACAGCTCAGGGTAAAACTTACACAGTGACTGACAATGGTTCAGGGGTGATTTCAGGTGCCGTTACTGGGATTGCAACAGGTACGATTGATTATGTAACTGGTACTGTGTTGGTAACATTCTCAGCATTACCTGATGTTGGGTCTGCAATTGTGTGGTATTGGGCTGATGGTGTAGCATCTGAAGACATTACGTCAAAACAAGTCACTCGATTAGCGATTGATTACACACTATCTAAAACACTCGATTTGACGCAGCCGGCAACCATTACTTGGAAAGTGGATAATGTCTATAAATCTGCAACTGTGGCGACAAATGGTTCAATTACTGGTGATGCTACAGGCGCTGTAAATGGCAATAAAATCACATTTAAGCCGGGTATCTTATTTCCATTAAGTAATGTCTTAACTGTTACATACAACCAGTTCACAGGTGGAAATAGTCAAACTGGGCCATACACTTTAAGTGATTTGGGTGAAACAGAAACAATCAACGGAGAAAGCTTTAAGCGCTACGGTTTTGGGATTGGTGCCAATTCTGGCGTGAATACTTTGAAATTTACTTTGGTGATGTCATCGACTAAAGCAGGATTAGAGTTTAGCTATAGCACGAGTGAAAAAATATTGACCAATAACGTGTTTAATTTTCAGTCGTACGGTAGCGATATTTACCTGATGATCGAGAACAAACAAGTTCGCAAAGTGGGTTCAATCAATTTCACGACTGGTGAAGTTGTATTTACTGCTTACGCTGTTCGTGATGCATATCAGCGAGTTGTTAAAACCAGTGGTGGCTATTACAACATCCAAACCACGAGTGTTGAGCGTGTTTCAATGCCGTTTACAATTACTGATGCAGCACAATCAGTACAATGTACACTAGGTAAAGAAGCAACTTCGATTTCAACGAGCGAACAACCTGTGCGAAGCACAGGTTTTTATATCGATGTAGTCAAAAATGCTGGGATGGTTGTAGCGCCAGAAAGTGTGTTTTTTCAAATCGCAGGCAAGAATTACTATCTTTCTGGTACAAGCATTTACACTGGTTTTAATTCAAATACTGGCACAGGTACTACGGTTGGAAATTACAACCCAAGTTCTGGGCGATTGGATTTATCAACTTTTAGCGATACAGGTGGCAATGCGATTGCTTGGCAATCGATTATTCAAGTCGCTGACAATATGCCAGTGGCCAGTGCAGTGTTTAAAATTCCAATTGCGCCAGTTCGTCCGCTTTCGTTTCAATTACTTGTGGGTACACCAGTTACGATCAATGTAACTGCTGACGAGTCTGGAAATATTAATCATGAGCGCGTCAAAGGCACAGTGGATTATCAAACGGGCGTGGTTAGATTAAGTTTTTATACAATCAATCAAAATGTCACGATTTCTGAACTGAATGCAATGAAAGCTTTGCGGCCTTGGCTCAATGAAGATTTCTATACATTGAATGTCGATGGTTCGGGTACATACATCGTAAATATGCCGTATTGGTATTCCGCCGATGATATACGCTATAACGCCGTGGGTTATAGCTATATTCCACTTGATGCTGAAATCTTAGGCTTGTCTGCGACACGTTTGCCGCTTGATGGCCGTGTACCGATTTTTCGAGTCGGCGATATCGGCATTATTTCAAGTAGCAAATCACAAACGCTAGATAATGCAGTTGCAGGTTCTATTCATCAACTTGATGATGTGCGTATCTCATATTGTGAGCTTGAAGATCAGAACGGAACCAAAGTGCCATATGATCAGTATGTCGTTGATTACGATTATGGCAAGGTAACTTTGAGCGGTGATTTTGCTTTAGGCTCACTTGTACCACCGTTGATTTCGAAATATCGCTATCAAGATATGGGGTTGATCAATGATGTTCAAATTGATGGGCGTATCACATTCACCAAACCAGTCACTCATAACTACGATGCTGAAACATCAGTGGTTGGATCGGCGCTCGTTATCGGTGACATGCAAAGTCGTTATACATCCAAATTTGTACAGGGTACTTGGAATAATATCTGGGATGACGTGCCAAGCGGTGGGGCTATCTCTGCTAACTATAACGATGCCTTGTATCCGATTAAGATCACTAACAAAGGGGCGATTCAAGAACGATGGGCCATCGTCTTTACTGATACAACAACATTTCGCTGCATTGGTGAAGTATCAGGTCAAATTGCTACAGGCGCTATTAATACAGACTTTGCGCCGATCAACCCAACTACAGGTCTGCCGTATTTCACGATCAAAAAAGAAGGTTGGGGAAGCGGGTGGGCCAGTGGCAATGTACTTCGATTCAATACCATTGCATGCATGTTTCCAATTTGGTGTATTCGCTGTGTGAAGCAATCTGAACCAACTGTTTTATCAGATCAATTCCAAATCATGCTTCGCGGCGATATTGACCGAGTAATTTAAGATCAACCAAGACTGCGAGAGCGGTCTTTTTTTTGTGAGCAGAAAAATATGTCTGGTTTAGTTAAGCACTTTCAAAATGATATGAAAAACATCCCCCAATTAAGCAATAACTGGGGAAGCATGATTAATTTACTTGATAAGGTTTTAGTTGAAGGCTTTAATTTTGTTCCTGTCATCTCTGTAGTGAAATCTAGTTCAGATGCTATTACTGCAACAATCAACTTGGGTTCTGGCCATGGCTTTATTGATCGACAAGTGGTGAGAATTGCTGGCTCAACAAACGGATGGGATGGGGATTATAAAGTTTTATCAGCGAATACGGACTCTGTGGTAGTTGAATGTGCTGCGACAAACCCCATAGCAATCAATGGTACTGCTTCGTGTTCAACCGCACCGCTTGATTTTGAGATTGTTTTCCGCACACCAGCAGGAAGCACGGAGCCCAAAAGAGCATATCGATCTAAAGATCCCGAATCACTTGGACTTATCTTACTTGTTCATGACTTTTGTGTAAGTGGTGCGGCTGCATCAGGTGCAAAATTTGCAAAGGTTGGCGTGGTTTCGAGTATGAGTGATATCGATACGATCACGGGTACACAAATGCCATATGATTCAAGCAACCCAAGTGCAAATTGGGGATGGGATGGTTCATATCATGGTTGGGCTAAATGGTATTATGCTGTTGCGCACACCAGTTATAGAAATGCTGTTCAAACTGATAGTGCATCTCCTTCTTATATTGGTGGCGCATACTCTTTAGCTGGTTCAAGCGATCAGGGTTTTATTGTTTCGATTAATATTGGATTACATAATTGGGGAACCACCTGGGGTGCATATGGGTTTACCGAATTCTACGATGAATCTTTGAAGAACAAAAATGCATTACTCATATGTGCTGGAATTCCAAACAAATACGCTCAAAATGCCAATCACACAATTCTTGCAAGAGGAGGAATTGTCCCGTTTGGATCTGGTGATACTATTGGATCAAGTGCCGGCCAAATGAAAGGGCTAATTTGGCTTAATGAATCGGGTGAAACAGTTGCTTCGACTCTCTTAAGACCACCTTATCTTGATGTGCAAAACAATAATCTCATTGTTTCGGATATGTTGGTCATAGATTCTAGCGGTGTTACTAGAGGGGTAGTGCCTTTTGTTAAAACCACCACCGTTGCTAATGATTTAAGTCAAATAGATCAGGATATGGGTAAATATAAAAACTTCAGTTCGATGTGGGCTGACAGTATCGGGTCATCAACTCGATATTGCTTAATGTTGGAGAGAAGCTGATGTTTATGAGCAAATCATATCCAGTATCAAAAAATGCAACTAGCAAAATATCAGTTATATCTGGAAAAATACTGGAATTAGGAAAGCCTGTTTCGCGACCAATCCGAGTTTATAGTCGATTGAATGGCTCATTATTAAAAACCACTCAAAGCAATGAAAATGGTGAATATAAGATTTATTTGCCACATGATGTTGCTTACACCATATTGTCAATCGATCCAAACAAACAATTTAACGCCGTCATTCAAGATAACGTGGTGCCTAAATGATATATCCCTCATTAAGCGCAGGCTTGGCGCAATTACAAGCACTCGCAACATTCATCGATAAAGGTAGCAATAACGCTACCTTTATTTTTTATGACAGTAATAAACCTGCAAATACCAGCACAGCAGCCGATAATGCGGCAAAGTTGGTAACGCTCAATTTGCCAGACCCATGTATTAAGTCGGTTGAATCGGATCATATTGAATTGCATCCATCAGATTCGGGTACAGTCATTAAAACAGGTACCGCAAAATGGGCGAGGCTATTTAATGGCGAGGGTAGTGTGGTTGCTGACTTTGTAGTGGGTACTGACATTTCATTGGCAAATACCAATCTCGTTGTTGGCGGCACATTAAACATTACATCGATCAAGCTGTATCCAAATTTAGGGTCATAACGGAGTGAGTATGTGGACTTTAAGAATAAACAAGGCACAGTCGATGCTCGCAATGTCAATTTAGACTTTAAACCCGATAATGCCGATTCACACAATATCATTCTTAATTTTGAGCATTTGAGCGATGGTTCAACCAATCTCAATTTTGGTGATGATGTTAGTGCAGAGATTGCCTGTGAAGTTGCTTTATCGTTTCACTCTGAAATTCAAGCACTTTATACAGACAGCACGACAAACTTAGCGGTTGTTGATACTAGCGTTAATGCCAGCTTTACTTCTCAAATAACCGCTGTATTTAGCAACAATACAATCAGTGTTGTTATCGACAATGGTTTTTCGGTTCAGATTGAAGCTCTATATCTTGAGCATGCTGCTGTTATTACAGATTTTGCAGTTTCATTCAATGCTGATATTCAAGCAAGGTTTATCGAGAATCTATGCACAATTGAAGCGACCGTGGATACTTCAGCATTTGTACTTTCAAACGCATTATTTGATTTGAACTTCATAAAAGGGGTTTTCTGCGGTATTGATGCTCGATATGAAAAAGCAATCACTGCTTTACATGATGTTGTGACACGTAGCAATCAAGCTGTCATGCTCTCTAGTCAGTTCTTTATTATTCAAGAACAAGGCTTAACTATTTCTAATTTTGCAAATACGCGATTCGAGAAAGCCAAGCCAATTGTTAGAGCAATCAAAACGATCTTTCAAGAAACCACACAGCTACAGCAAAGCTATTACATTAAATGGCAGGAAGATGAGCGCCTTTTCATTAGTAAAAATATTGTCTTTGATGATGGTTTGAATTTGCCACATCTGCGCACGACTAATTGGCAAGAAATGATTCGTGAGCGTAAGCAGATTACTTACAGTTATGAAGTCGCTCATGTCTTTGAAAAGCAGTTTACATTTGATTGGGATAAGGGTTTAGAGCTTCGGTTAAAGTCTGATATTTCTTGGGAAGACGGTCGAGCGATTTATTATCGCAAGCATCCAGTTGATCCGTGGCCAGAACCCCAGATCCCTGAATATATTGGTTCAACTGATCTAAATTTTTTCTGTTTATGTCATGACGTTAATTCACACAACGTCATTTTAAACTTCGGTGCATATGATTGTATTCCTGCGCTTACAAATCAAAATTGGTGGCATATCGTGAATGAAATAAGCGTCACACGCCTTGATAATGGCGAAGTTATTAATGTATTGAGTGGCAACTATCGTACGGATCGACAGTCTTGGTGTTGGTCATATAGCTTAACTGTTCCTGTTTCTGAGTTATTGAAGCTTGATCCTATTGATGCCAAGCCAGTGATTTTAAAAATTGTTGTTAATCGTTTTGAGCATCTGATGCTTTTGGAAAATCGGACGCGTTCACGGCAATTTGCAAAAGAAACCTATACACTGACCGGGCGCAGCCCATCAGCTTTACTTGATGCACCTTCTTCGCCGCCACGTGCCTTTTTACAAGAGAATGAACGAACATCTGTGCAGCTCGCTCAAGCTGAAATAGATCGTTCTGCTTACCCTGATTTGGCGTTAAATTGGCAATTAATAGATGCACTTGGTTGGATTGTTCCGACTGAAAGCTTTAGCTATACAGGTTTGACACCAATCAAGGCGATACAAGAAATCGCCAGTGCAGGCGGCGGATTTGTCTTTAGTGAGTCCGATAGCCAAGCAATTACGATCAAGCCATTGTATAAAAAGACGTTCTGGAATCCGATAGCAGTGGGTGAGTACGACATCTTATTGCCTGAAAGCATTGTTCTAGAACAATCCACTGATTATGAAAATTATCCTGATTACAACGGTATTAGTCTGACTAATGACAAAACTGGGCAGACTGGGATTGTTAAGCGCACTGGAGCCAGTGGTGATGTACTTGTTGAAACTGTAAATAACAACCTATTTACATCAGCTTCAGTCATGGCAAGTTTTGGTAAAGCAGCATTGGCCAAAGCTGGACTTGTTGAAAGCCACACTTTTAACATGCCGCTAACCACTAAAGTTGGACAATGTAAGCCTGCTGATGTTTTGGCGTTCAATGCAGAGTGGTGGGGCATTGTGGATGCTGTCAGCATTTCATTTACTTACAGCAAAGTCAGCCAATCAGTCACTGTGGAGCGTGTTCAGCATGAGTAATGTATTTCAGCGGTTTTTAGACTTAATTCCAAAGCAATCTGAGTTTGTTGGCACTATTCAAAGCGAAGATCATCCAAATTATAAAGTTTTAGTCGTGGATGGATCTGGCTTGGTGGCTTGTACTTCGGTCACAAAGTTTAATCTTGGTGGCCGAGTGTTTGTGCAGGGCCGGCAAATTACCAGGGCTGCACCCATGGGAGAAGTCATTCAAATCGAAGTTTAATTTATGTACACAACTTAATTTTAAAACGATAGCCGCGATGAGCGGTTTTTTTATTGCCAAAATCGGGGGTATCGATGGCAGATACATCAGCAATTGAAGCAAGCGCAGCAACGCTTACAAGCAAAGTAACAGTAACAAGTGGGAGTGCTTCATTTTTTGGTTTTGTTGCAAAAGTAGACATAATCGCATGGGGTGGTTTGGCAATCGCAGCACTCGGTCTAATCATTCAACTCTACTTTGCTATTCAAAAAAACAAGCGGGAAAAAAGAGATGCCGAGTTGCGAGAAATCGAGCATAAGCAGCGCATGGATAACTTAAGAGGGGAGTGTCGTGTCAAACAAGACTAAATATTTTGTCATTGGGTCTATCGTAGCCGCCAGTTTTGGCGGTTTTTTTATATCTGATGTAAGCAATGAGCAAGTTAATGCCACTGCTCAGAAAGAGGGTTACGCTCCAAAACCAACTATTCCAGTTAAAGGAGATGTGCCAACCATTGGAAACGGAACCACAGTTTACTGCAACGGGAAAAAAGTAACGTTGAATGATCCGGCTATTTCAAAAGAAAAGGCGCTTCAAGAACTGAAATGCCATATTTCAAAGAACGTACCAGCATTTAATGCAACTTTGAAAAATGTAAAGGTTTCCCAAATTGAATACGATTTATATAACGACTTCGTATATCAATACGGCATTAATGCGTGGAAAGGCTCATCAATGCTTCGTAATCTGAAAGCAGGGCAATACTTGCAGGCATGCAAGTCTTTATTGAAATGGAAATACGTTGCAAAGCGTGATTGTTCGATTCGTTCAAACAATTGCTATGGAGTCTGGACGCGGCAAGTTGATCGTTATCAGAAATGCGTGGGAGCTAACTCATGAGCGAATTCACAAAAGTATCAAAAGTCCTGCTTGTATCAAACGGAATTTACTTTATTGAGTGCCCTGGTTGTAAATATCTTCATCCGATTCATGTTGGACAACAGCATAGAATACGTTGGGATTTCGATGGAAATCTAGAAAAGCCAACATTCTCGCCATCTTTAATGGTAAACGCAGGGCACAATTCACAGTGTCATTCGTTTATTCGAAATGGACAGATCCAGTTTTTATCTGATTGTCATCATGAATTGGCTGGAAAGACAGTAGACTTGCCAGAAGTGGAGGAGCTTGAATGATCTGGTTATCAATACTGAGCGCGATTAAGCGCTTTTTTTACGTCTGTCTAAAATGGATTTTAGAAAACAAGCGATGGGCATTAATCATCATTTTGTTGATTTGCTGCCTATTTCAATCGTGCCAAGTTAACAAGCTAGCAGGTCAGATTAAAACTTTGAAACAGCAGCATGCCGACTACATTACTCAACAGCAACTAGCAACTGAAAAAGCCAAAGTTCAGGCTGCTCAACAAGAAAAAGTTTGGGCAGAGCAAATTACACAAGCGGAGCAAAACTACAATGCCAAAATTAAGCAAATACAGTCTGATGCTACTGCTGCTCAGTCCGCTGCTAACAGCTTGTCAAAGCAACTCAGCATTGCAAAGCAGCGTTTGTCCTCATCTTCCAGCGAAACCAATAATCAATACACCTCAACACTCTCAGACGTATTTGAACAGTGCGTCGAAAAATATCGAGAAGTGGCGCAGCGAGCTGATGAACACAGAGCTAATGAAAAAAAATTGAGTGATGCGTGGATCTCAAATTGAGGGTTATTTATCATCTTCAAAAAGAAGCATATCGTGAATTTTATTGAGCGTTTCTTCTTGTTTATCGATTGTGCTTTCTAGCGTTTCAAATGCTTTTTTAAATGAAATAGGATCATTTCTTTTTAGTGAATATTTCATATCGTTGAGAAGTTTGTTCATGAAATTACTTTGCTTATTAGTCCAATCTTTTAACGCTTCTTGTGTTGCTTCAGCATTATTGTGACGAATTAGAAGTAAATCAATTTTGTCTGTAATTGTGTGTTTGCTAGACATATTAAATCTCTTTAGAGCGTAAGTAATCAGCATAGAGTTTGATTAAAAGCTGTTTTTTATTTTCCTCTTTTTGCAGAGTTTCATAAATATGTTGCTCTACAGGATCATCGAGATAAAACTCGATAGTGACCTTTTTAGATTTTCGCTTTTCTGCATATCGTTTCGCATATTCAGAATCGCTTTGGCGTTTAGATGTTGTCATCTTGAATTTATCCTGATATATTTCTATTCAGTTACTCAAAGTCGCATAGACTGCTTAGAATATAATTGATTTATCTTTTAGCTGAGTAGCTACTAAGTAATGTTTAACTGTCACATAGACAGAAGATAGAACCCCGATCTACACAATCGGGGTTTTGTTTTAATTAGCAACACCTGATCTTACTGATTCGGGAATCATGTTTAAAACTTCAATCGGCGCGAGAATACAATATTTTCCTTTCTGTCCCATTGCCACCCTTACAGCTACTGCGGCAGCCTCGCCTGCACAACGACCTGCGTTGTGGCGCGCATATTTAACTTTCTGATTCACAGAAAGGGATACAACGTATCCACCCCCTGCGGTTTTGTTAGTCTCTATAGATACGATGATCAT